TACATAGCAGCATTCTATATTCCTGGTAAATCCAGGCCTCTATAAGGAAAAGATGAGGTCAGGTAGGGTTAGGGGGCAATCCGTTTAATATCGGAGAGTTAGCGGTGCCCCTCGGTGCCCCTCCTAAAAAAGAGGGGGCAGTCGCCAAAACTTGAAATTGTGGCTACAAGAGTGATACATATCTGTTACCAATTTAGGAACACTAGGAGTTTAGGATGAGAGCGCAGAGCAGAGTCTATAAGTTATACAGCTCAAGACAGTCAGGAATCCACATCGTGTCGTGTGTGGCGACTAGCATGGAGGAGGCTTATAAGATCTTCTCAAAGAATCGAACAGGCCCCTACTTCATACGCAGAGAGGACAACCGAGTCGTGCGTCCAGTTCGCTTTTCAAAGACGACTGCCAAGCTCCCAGACATCTTCGCAGGAGGCCCTTTCGATTTCGAAACCAGAAGAAATGGTGAACTAACCCTACATGGTGACGATGTGGCGAAGGCCGCGGCCTTTAAAGACATCGTAGAAGATCTTAAAGAAGTGGAGGACTAGATGGGCTTTTGGAGTGCGATAAAAGCCGCGTTCAATGTCTTGCCAGCACCTCCGCCAAAAAGGATGACGGTGTGGGTGGGCCAAGCTGTATGTGATATCTGTAATGATCGGCGGATACACGGGGCCAGTGTCGCTGAGTATAAGGACCGCTTCTATGTGGAGGCGGTATATTGTGAGCACTGTGGTAGGGAGGCAGTGTGCAACGATAAGATCCACCCATTGGAGTTTATCCACCTCCAAGCAATTGCCCGTAAGCGAGCGGAGGACAGGAGGTCTGTATGTGGTCATTGGTAGGGAGGTTACTTCTTGAGGGCTTCACAAGTGCCCTCCGGCTTGTTGGGCTGCTTATTGAGATGGTTGTCGCGGTCACAGTGTTCTGCGCTCTTGTTCTAGTTGGAGCGAATATAGTTCATGATAAGTGGCCGTCATGTCCTAAGGTCGATACTCGCAGAGATCCTAATCCCCTCGATCAAGAGTATCGATCCAACTGGGAGCCGACGACTAGCACAGAGTGGGAGCTTTCAAAACCGTACGAGCAAGGGAGGTATTAGTGGAACAGTTCTTAGTGATCGGACTTATTTTTGGCTTCTTATGTGGCATGTCCTTCTATGGTTTGTTCCTGTATGAGGGACTCGAAGAAAAGCCCAGTGCCTCAAAACACACCGGTGTTCTCAACATCTCTTCACTTTCACCGGGTGATATTCTTATCAGCCCGTGGGGTGCCGAAGTGACTGTGGTAAGCAGGCACCGAAATGGGAGAGCAGTCCGCATCGAGCACGGATTGAACAGGACAGAGTTTTATAAAGACGATCAATTCAATGTTCTCTTTAGTGGGTGGAGGATCAAACGGTGACTAGGTACACTCTCTATCAAGTCAGATTGAGGCTAAGAACGGGTGAGAAAGTTTTTAGGAGATACCCAACTGAGGCAGACGCTCTCGATGCACTCTCGTGGCTGAAGAAGCATGTCCCCCTTAATAAAGGGACAGTTGTTGCATTTAGAGTTGACGTCGATCGGGATGAGCACGGTAAGGAGTCTCGGCGTGTGACGGAGCTTTTTGAAACCCAAGGAGGTGACATATGAGTCTTTCAAAATACGGGATCATGCGCGAGAGTGACGGTTTTATCTTTTTCAAGGACGGGGCTGCCCAAGAGATATTGGATAAGTTTATCAACAAGTCTAAGACCAAACATGACCGACGAAACATGAAGAGGCTCAGGGCAGCCATGGCCGTTGCTAGCTGGGAAGTTGGCTCCGGCCGACTCATTACGAGCGAAGAACTGAGCCGCATCAGTATCGAGACTTATGCCTACGATATTCAGTATGGTCTAGTTCTACAAATGAAAAAATTACTTTTTGGTGATGACCAATATAAGGGTTACAAAATAACGGAGGATAAAACGATGCCAGTTGAAGACTTTAGAAAAGAGATCGAGATAATTTTAAATCTGATAGGACACAAGGAAGCGGACTGCCCACTAGCGACTCCGTCTTGCACACCACTCGGGTTCAATACTGCCTTCAAAGTGGTGTTCTCCACACAGGTAGTTAGCCCTTCGATCATCCGAGAGTGTGTGAAGCAGATACTTGACGGAGGTAAGTACCTCAAGGCCGAGCCGTTCTTCGACGCTCTCATGAAATTAGAGAAGGGCAGGTCAGCGCCCCAGGCGGCCGGAGGATTAAATGAAGACTGAGCTTAGAATCAAAGATGTGACAGAGGGCGACGTCCTTGTGAGTCCGTGGGGCACCGAGGTAGATATATTTAAAAAGCATATTAATTTTTTCATAGTTTCTATAGACGAAGAAGTTGTACAGGTGATCGACAACGTCTGGTTTAAAACCTACTTCGGTGGTTGGAGGGTTAAGTGATAAACCTCATTGAAGCACTAAAGTCTCAGCTCCTTCGAGAGTGTGTTAAGAGAGTCCCACGTCACACCTATCTGGGTGGAGTGTGGCACGATGAGAGCGCTAAAGCGTTGGTGTCGACCGACATGCAACGAACGATGATCATTTTTTCCCGTTACTCTCCTCGCCTCGCTAACCACGTTATCAGCATCGATGACGGGTCTTATATCTGTGTCTCACAAGTAAAGGCTAAGACTTTCATGCCGAAGCCAGAAGAGTATAAGCAGGTCTTCATGCGGGTCTTTATCCGGGAGGGCATTGTGAAGGATAGAGACATGTGGCTCACCATCGAAGACGACTGGGGGGAGGACGCGTACGATGCTTGGTTCAGCCCAGTCAGGACCCCCAGCAGCCCTGTTCGTGTGAATGGGAGGTACCTCAGACCTCTAGAGGGCTTCGTTGTTAAGGTAGCGGTCAAGGATGCGAAGTCTCCTGTGCTCTTCTACGTCGACGACACAGACGACTTCTACATGGTGTCACCGATCATCGACAAGGAGGCAGACAGATGGTAGCGAAGAACTCAGGCTTCAGGTCAGTTAGGGCGGTCAAGCTCGTTTTTGAAAGTGGGAACATGTACGAGGTGTACTTCCCTAGAAGGATGACAGCCGACGATTGTGTGCTTAAGGGGATGCCGGTAGAGATGTTGCAAGAGATGAAGAAACTAATAACCGCTCGAATAAAAGAGCAGAAGGAGGATGGTCGTGGAAAAAAGCCAAAAGACAATTAGAGCAAGAGTTCCGAAGGAGCTGCTAGCAAAGATCAACGTGCCTGAAGGACAGCTCTCAGCATTAGTGAGAGAGCTTCTTGAGCAGCACGCAGGTCAGTCGTATTGCCCTCTATGTGGCACAACGTTTGATGGGCACAAGCACCAGCCGAAGCTAGAGACCAAAGCGGCTAAGGAGAGGTGGTAAGTGAAGACCCATAGGAAGCTAGAGTATTTCGAAAAAGAGTTTGCTGCCCTGTATGCCAAAGCGAAGACAGAAGATGTCCAGATTTTCTTGATCGCTATATACCCCGAGAAAAGAAACGGCCAAGACGGAGTACATGTAACTAATAGTACATGGGGTGATAGTCAGTATCTGCCTGGCGTGATCAAGCACACAATCAACAACATTAGAGCTAGCCCAAGCAAGTTGAGGGAGTTTTATGCCGAGATTGATAAGCGTATCAGGGAAGGAGAATCCCTATGAGAGAGCCTAGATGGCGAGACCTCAAGAAGGGCAATCAGCTTCTAGTGAGCACAGGGATCTGGCTTGTGATCTTCGCGTCCCTTCTTTGGGTTGCCAACCACATTGCCGGAGCGGCGGAGAGCAGGAAGCCGATCTATAAAGTCTGCAAGGTCCCTGAGTTCGGAGAGGTCCGAGTGAGGAAGGACACCGGCCAGACGGCACAGGAGTTCGAGAACGTGTGCGAAGAGCTGATCAAGTACCAGAAGCGACTTAAATCAATGTAGGAGAAGAAGGATGAGTAAGTTAGAAGAAGCGTTCAAGGTCTACCTCAGGCAGTCTTTCGATGAGGAGCCAAAGGGGCTAACAAGGGAGACGATCCGAGCAGTGTTCTATGCGGGGTCTTCAGCCACACTGGGCATACCGAAGCCAGAAGTTGCCACAGAGTTACTTGAGTACATCAAAGGGCTCAGTAAGACAGTATCGTCTCTTAAAGACCTACACCAGGCTGATAAGCCAACGCAGACAGTGTAGGCAACAAAAGCACGACCTTTGCACTCAACTCACCTCCTGGCCTAAACTGGACTTTCAGAAACAAGCTAGGAGGTGTTCTCAATGAAGTCCTTTTTAATTCTATTGGTGCTCATGATTGCATCCCAGGCAATGGGGCAAGCACTCCGCACTGGCAAGTACGACGCCATATGGCCTAATGCCACCGGCGGCGATGTACGGATCATGGGCACTGTTATCGATGGCGACGTCATCACTCCTTATGCCGCTGATTCAAACATATCTATTCAGGGCAACGGCACTGGCCTTGTGGTTGTGGAGTCCGTTAACGTCCAAGGCAGCACGATCTCCACAACGACCACAGACGGCAACGTCACGCTAGAGGGCAATGGCGCTGGCTACGCGGTCGTCGAGACCATCAGGGTTAAGGACAACCTTATCGTTCCGTTGAACTCCAATGACAACCTTGTCCTTGAGTCCAACGGCTCAGGTGTCATCTCAGTTAACGACGCCGTGGAGTTTGCAGCTCGCACGCAGTTCACTCAGTCCTCTACCCCTTCTGCCCCTACTTCGGGTAAGTGCAATATATACCCGAAGAGCGACAACATGTGGTACTCGATATGTAACGGCGAGACTGTTGAGAAACAGTTCAACAACAGTGTTGCTCAGATGGCGTTATTAGGTCGCGTGACGTGGGCCGCGACTGCTAGCTGCTCAGGTGCTTCAACTTCAGGGACAGCGGCGGCGTTCTCTTCGGACACGGACTGTGATGACAACGCTCGTACAATCGAGGGGCCAAACAACGCCACCAGTGGGGCCGTCGGCAATGCTGATGGCCAATTGGTGCAGATAAAACTCACTAACGTGCCAGCGGGCACTACACGCATCCAGATCCAGGGACTCATGTTCTCCGGCACGTCTACAGCATGTGCTTTCAGCATCAACGACGGAACAACCACCTCACCTCAATTTGATAACAGCTTCAACGGTAACTATGTCGGCGGCATCTCGGCGGACTTCACATACACAGTCACTCAGGCGACTAAGACTTTCATGCTCTATGTGAAGCGGTCCAGTGGTGGCAACTCATGTGAGTTCACGATGGGCGGCAACCAGATGATCGTGTCTGCGTATCAGATCCCGACAGCTTCTCAGATTGTGACGACAGCGAGCCCGGACACTGATTGGATAGATTGCGGGCTTACTACAAGTGATTTTTCCAACCTAGGGTCTCCTGTGACTCTAACCTTCAATCGGTGCAAGAGAGAAGGATCTGATCTGTTGATGGATGTGAAGTTCACAACGGGGGCAGCGGTCGGCGGGTCAACAGCGTCCGTCGCTTTAAAATTTGGTGGCGTCGCTCTCACATCAGCGGACTCAACTATCATCCCAGCTATCTCCACCGCGGGGGTTATGACTTTTGCGGCCAACGGGACGGCCGGATACTACACGCTCAAAGAAGCAAGCTCATCCACACTCTTTTTTGGCTATCAAGGCTCCGGCAACTCATCGCTGACAAAATGTACGGGGTCAGGGTGCTTCGGAACGTCAACCGCTCACAGCTTTATAGCACGAGTCCCTATTGCCGGATGGCAAGGGTCCAATCGAATGATTGGTGTCGTTGCTCCCATGCAGACGGCGATTATCAAACATGTGTTGAGCAGTGGGACCGCGGGGGGCACTTGCACCGCAGGCTCTTATGTTCAGAGATCGCTTAACACTCTTGAAGGCGACAGCTCGATAGTGTCACTCACCAGCGACACAATCACGGTAGCGGCCACCGGCGAGTACATGATCAAGGTGTGGGCCCCAGCGTTTCAGGTGGACTCGCATAAAGCGAAGCTTAGAAACTCCACCGCAGGCACTGACATCGCGATTGGACAAACGGCTTATTCAGGGTCCCCCGATGGTGTCATGAGCGTGTCCTACGTCACGGCGAGAGCGACTCTCGCCGCAGGTACAAACGTTCAAGTCCATCACAGGTGCATAACAACGAAGTCAACGAGCGGTTTTGGTGCCGCGTCTGCCTTCGGGGACAGCGAGGTTTATACGATTGTTGAGTTCACTAAACTATAGGAGGTCCCTTTGAGATTGATCATTGCACTTTTATTTTTTGTCAGTTGTGTCGCTCCGGCCCCTCAATCAGAAGGACCCGCTCCTTCGCCCACACCAGAAGGGCAGAAGGTCGTGTGTAAGGTCCTTCCTCATACTGTGAAGAGAGCTTATAGGGGCCAGTGGGCAGACGAGCTGAAGCTCCCTGCTAGTGGCAAGTGGTTTGTTGAATCTCACCTCGCCACATCGGGCGAGAAGTTCGCAGGCAGAAGCTTCCCGAACTCCACCACTGAGCTGATCGAAAAACATCTCGATGACTCCGCAGCCATCATGGGTGTCGCTAAGGACACGCTCTACCCAGCTAAGTGGGGATGGGTGAGAACCTGGACGCCTCCGGAGGGTGGTAAGGCAGGTCAGGGATCGCGTGGCGAGCTTAAGCCCAGCGCCCTTGAAGAGATGTTCGTCTTCAACATGATGTTCGCCCCCGGCACTCAGCCCCCTGCGGGACAGAAGTGGCTCATCTCCGTTGGTGACGTCCACGTCGTCGTCGTTGGTGGCTATGAGATAGGGCCATCAGCTCAGGACCGTATGGGCGGCTTACAGGTCGAGGCGGCTTACTTACTAGGCATCCACAGTGGCGGCTCGGCTAAGCTCCATGGTCCTTTGGTGGACCAGTCTCTAAAGCCTGGTAAGGTCTCGTGCCTATAGTTCGAGAACTATCGAACTGACCGGATCTTGCGGCGATCGTCCTAACTGGTGTACGCTTTAAGTAAGCAAGACCCATTTAGTCAACGAACGCCGCGCATTAACTTGGCACATAACTCGGAGCAATAGCCGCATGTCTAAGCGCCCTCGCTCTCCAAACAGCAAGCCCCACAACCGCAAGAGCGCTCTAGCCCGCAAAAAAGGGGCATTCCAGAAGGGCTCGAAGGTCAGCGTAGGCAACAAGGGCAACAAGGGGCGCGAGACCCTTAATATCGACGACAGGGCAGCTCTCCTCATCGACCGCAACGTGGTCCAACGATTCATCTCCGCCAACTTCAATCGGACAATTAAAGAGCTAGAGCTGATCCTGAAAAAAGGCGAGGTCCACGCACTAGAGGCGATCACGATCTCGGTTATCATCCGCGCCTACTACTCGGCCGACGTTGCTCGCTTTGAGTTCCTCCTCGACCGTCTCATCGGACGAGTCAAGCAATCAGTTGATCTCAATGTCAACGTCAACCCCTATGCGAACATGTCGGACGAAGAGCTGCTCAAGAAGAAGCAAGAACTCATGGAGCGCAACCGCGCCACACTTTCATGGATAGAAAAAACTCAACGCTCCGAAGACGTTGTAACCGAGGCGCGCACACTTGGCCTTATCGAAGTCGCAGAAGATAGCTCAGCAACGGAAGGATGAGGAAGAGGCCGCGCTACTAGAGCGTGAGCTGTCCAATCGTCTGTGCCAGAAAAGTCTCTCACATTTCGTGAGGACCGCTTGGCACATTGTTGAGCCCCACACGGTCTATCAGCATAACTGGCACATCGACGATATCTGCCTTCACCTCGAAGCGGTCACTGATGGGCGTATCGAAAACCTAGTTATCATGGTGCCCCCTGGTCACATGAAGTCTCTCATCGTCAACGTCTTCTGGCCGGCGTGGGTGTGGGGGACGAAGCCTCACAAGAGATGGATCTTTGGGGCCCACTCACAATCACTCTCAACACGCGACTCTATTCGCATGAGAGACCTCATCCGCAGTGACGAGTATAAGCAGATCTTTCAAGTCTCCTGGTCTCTCCGCGATGATCAGGATCAGAAGACGAGATATGACAACACGGCAACGGGCTTCAGGCTCGCTACATCCGTTGGCGGCGCAGGCACAGGTGAGCGCGCTGACTTCATTGTGGCGGATGACCCGATCAAGGCACAGGACGCTCAGAGCGAGCTGAAGCGCGAGGACGTTTCTATATGGTGGGGACAAGCGATGTCCACACGGGACAACGTACCAGGGCAGACCCGCCGAGTGATCATCATGCAAAGACTCCACGATAAGGATCTCGCGGGTGAGTACGAGACGAAGGGCTATACTGTCCTTCGCTTACCTGCGGAGTTCATCCCATCTAAGCGCTGCTCAACTCCAATAGGGTGGAGCGATCCACGCACCAAAGAAGGTGAGCTGCTCTTCCCCACTCGCTTCACACCAGAAGTTCAAGCGAAGCTCAGACGTGACCTCGGCTCTTTCGGGTACTCCGCTCAACAACAGCAAGACCCCGCCCCCGCTGATGGCGGCATCATCAAAGCACAGTGGTGGAAGCTCCTTCGAAAATTCCCTAGTGACATCCGAGAGATCGTCCAGTTCGTCGACTGCGCACAAAAGCCAGGACTATCCAACGACTTCACGGTTATCGCCACTTGGGCGCGTGTTACTAACGGGTACGTCGTGCTCGATGTTTGGAGAGGCAAGACGGATGCGGTTATATTGGAAGCTACCGTCAAGGCACAGGCCGATAAGTGGAGACCCAATGCGATCGTTATCGAAGACAAGAGCGCAGGCTCGTCACTCATCCAGACTCTCCGATACGAAACGGATCTGCCAGTCATTGCATACGAGCCACACGGGAGCAAAGAAGTCAGAGCGATTGCCGGCGTCCCTACCATCGAGGCGGGCAAAGTCTCCCTCTTCGTTGGTGCTCCATGGTCGCGGCAAAATGTTCACGTCAACTCTGAGTGGGCAAACACTAACATTGAGGATGGCTTCGAGCACTCACCGGATGCGTTCATTCAAGAGCATTCAAAATTCCCTAAGGGTGCTAACGATGACTACGTCGACACAACAACAATGGCCATCGATTACTTCAGGAAGTCAGATGGCGCTTATGCAGGAGTAACCTTCCTATGAGTATTAGACTAAAGCTAGCTGCCTACCTCCTCGGCGGAGTAGAGGCGAAAGAGTCACAAGCACGGATCATCAGCTCTCAGAGCGTCCTTGCCAATCCAGTACAGACACCAGCTAACTATGAGGGGCTCGCGCGCCAAGGATACTCTACCAACTCGGCGGTCTACGCTTGTGTGGCGAAGATCTCACAGGCGTGCTCAGGCATTCAGTGGGGTGTGTTCCGCGCCCGCAAAGGCGGCAAAGCTCAGCGCATAGAGGAGCATCCATTGGTGGATCTTCTAGAGCGCCCGAATCCTATGCAAGGGCAACAATCTTTTTTCGAAGCGGTCGTCGGCTTCCATAAGATCACAGGCAACAGCTATATCGAGCTAGTGCGTCCGACGAAGAGCGGACCTCCTACTGAGCTATGGCCTATGCGGCCTGATAGGGTAACCATCCAGCCGGCGGCCAACGGCTACCCTCGCGCCTACATCTTCAAGGACGGTCAGTCCTCAAGAGTGTTCCCTGTCGACTTCGTTACCATGAAAGGTGACGTTGTCCACTTGAAGTCATTCAACCCACTCAATGACTGGTACGGCATGAGCCCACTTCAAGCGGCACTGCTTGCTCTTGATCAGAACAACTCAGGTCAACGATATAACCTTGCTCTTCTTCAAAACCAGGCGACCCCTTCAGGCATCCTGAAGGTCCTCTCCACGCCACAGAATCCAAAGGGCTCTCTGCCTAAAGACGTCAAAGAGGAGCTGATCGAGAAGTTCCAAGAACGTCACGCGGGTATCCGCAACGCCGGTCGTATGATGCTTCTTGAGGGTGGACTCGATTGGCAACAACTCTCGCTATCGCCAAGAGAGCTGGACTTCTTAAAGGGCAAGGAGATCACAGCGGGGGATATCGCTTTAGTCTATGGTGTCCCTGGTGAGCTAGTGGGCTTCGGGCAAAAAACATTCAACAACTATAAAGAAGCTCGCCTCGCTTTTTACGAAGACACCATCCTTCCTGAGATGGACTTCATCCGCGATGAGCTTAACAGATCGGTTGCTCCTCTCTTCGGCGCTGACATTTATATCGACTACATCCAAGACGACGTCGAGGCGCTCGTGTACCGTCGAGAGCAGAAGTACGCCACAGCAAAAGACGCTGACTTTTTGAAGTTCAACGAGAAGCGTGCCATGGTTGGACTTGAGCCCGTCGAAGGCGGCGATGTGTTTATCATCGGAGGACAAGCGTATGAGCGTCCTGATGAGGTGGCACCAGCTAACTCCTTTGATGTCATATCTCCCAATGAAGATTCAGATGAGGACGGTAAGAGCGACGATCCGTCTGAATTTAAGATCTTCAATCCGATCAACATATCTGAGCGCCGGAAGTCTTGGAAGGCGCAAAACCTAAAGCGAAAAGGTCTCACCGAATCCATGCGCCTTGATATGGCAGAAGACCTCAATGAGCTAGCGGACAAAGTAGGCAAAGCAGTCCACGGCATTCAAGACCCGCGCCTCGCTTCACTCGAAGCTGAAGAGACCATAGCTAAGTTCTCTCCCATCCTCGCTAAGACTCTCGCCCGCCACATAGAAAAAACTACACGCTCCTTTGGTGACCTTGTGCTCGTCCAAGGTAAGGCCGCCTTCCCTGGCATGTACGAGTCTAAAGCTAACACGCGCTTCGACTCCTTCGTCGAGAGCTTTGTACGCACTCGCACCGCTAACGACGTCAAGGAGATCTTAGGCGTGTCGACTAAGCAGATGAAAAAAATCATCAGAGACCTCGTGAGTGAATCGGTTGCAGAAGGCACGTCGCTGCCTGACCTGACCGCAGAGCTAACTTCTCGCATGAAGACTCTTACCCCCGCACGCGCGCGCACGATCGCCCGCACAGAAGTAGCAGTCGCTTCGAACAACGGATCACGGGAAGCGGTCAAGTCTCTTCAGATCCCTAACATGGGGAAGGAGTGGGTGAGCGCGAACGACGACCGGGTCCGTGACGATCCTGAGCACGCGGACCACTCGATCATGAACGGTGCTCGCGTCCTACTTGATGAAAAGTTCGGTGTGCCCCCTGATGCCACAATGGACGGCCCAGGCGATTCAAGTGCCGACCCTTCTCAAGTGTGTAACTGTCGCTGCGTCTTAGTCTATGGTGTCGTTAGTAACAACAATCAACAGGAGTAAACGATGAAAAAAGAATATATGGCATTCGAGTTCAAAGCAGATACCGTCGCAACAGAAGGGTTGATCGAAGGATATGCTTCAACCTTCGGCAACCTTGATCTTGGCTTCGACATCGTCGACAAGGGGGCGTTCAAGAAGACGCTTAGAGAGAGCCGTGGGAAGTTCCCCATCTTAGCTGACCACTCTCCCTATAAGCAGATCGGTCTCAACCTCGAAGCAGAAGAAGACAGCAAAGGTCTCTATGTGAAAGGTCAGCTCAATCTCGAAGTCATGCTCGCTAAGGAGAGACTCGCTCTAGCTAAGCAGTCACTCGATAACGGTCATGCGCCCGGGCTATCAATCGGATACTACACCATCAAGGCCGAGCCAGATCCAGCGAACACTAGCGTTCGTCGTTTGAAGGAACTAAAGCTCGTCGAGTACTCCTTCGTCACCTTCCCCATGAACACTGCCGCCATGGTGACAGGTGCGAAAGATGTGCACGCAATTGACTCAGCGACCGACCTCGTAAAACAATTAAGGCTTAAAGGTCTTTCGGCGAAAGAGATTGAAGACGCACTCCACTCCGCTATCGTAACCGAGTTTGGAGCCGCAGTTGAGAATGACCCGCACACGATGCAGTCAATCGACACTTTGATGAAAGCGCTGAAGAACAACAAATAAACCGAAACTCTTACCAAGGAAGAAAAGATGGCCAAGGAACTACAAGACAAAATTCACGAGATGGGCACAGTGTTTGAGGAGTTCAAAAACGCTCACACTAAAGAGCTGGCAGAAATCAAGAAGAAGGGTTTTGCCGCCGCCGACATCTCTGAGAAGGTGGACAAGTTCAACGATAAAATCACTGAAGTCGAGAAGGCAGTCATGGACATCAAGACCGCTCTCAATCGCTCAGGTGGAGCAGGCGGAGAAGGCGACCAGAAAAACGAAGACAACTATGGCAAGCACTTCAGAGCGTTCCTTCGCAAAGGCACCACTGGTAACGTTCACTCTCCTGAGTTCAAAGAAGCTGTCAAAGCTGAGTTCAAAGATCTCTCAGTCCAGATCGACGAAGATGGTGGCTTCCTAGTCACTTCTCAGATGTCAGGCGAAATCGTCAAGAAGATCAACGAGACTTCACCTATCAGAGGCCTCGCTTCTGTTATGACTATCTCAACTGACTCCCTCGACATCCTTCAAGACCTCGACCGTCCAGGCGCTCGTTGGGTGGGTGAGACACAATCTCGCTCTAAGACAGCCACTCCTACCTGGAAGATGATCAACATCCCAGTCCACGAAATCAATGCTGAGCCATACGCCACTCAGAAGATCCTCGACGATGCTGCCATCAACATCGAGTCATGGCTCGCTGAGAAGGTTGCTGAGGAGTTCTCTCTCACTGAGAACAGCGCCTTCGTTTCGGGTGATGGTCTCATGAAGCCTAAGGGAATTCTTGCTTACGCTTCAGGTACTAGCTTCAACCAACTTGAGCGTCAAGAGACAGCTACTAACGGCGTGATCGATGGCGACGACTTGATTGATCTTATGTACCTCTTGAAGTCTGGTTACCTCCCTGGCTCAAACTGGGCAATGAACCGTCAAACTGAAAAGGTTATCCGCAAGCTTAAGGCCGATGGCCGCTACTTGTGGGAGCCAGGTCTAAACGGTGGCGCTCCTGCTTCAGTTCTCGGCTATGGCATCGTCCACTTCGAAGACCTCGCACCAATGGTGAACGCGGCCGCTTCGAACTATAGCAAGGAAGCCGTGATCTTCGGTAACTTCCGCGCGGGCTACCAGATCGTCGATCGCTTCGGCATCCGCGTTCTCCGCGACCCTTACACCAACAAGCCGTTCACAATCTTCTCCACGACTAAGCGTGTGGGCGGCGGCGTGAAAAACTTTGAGGCCCTAAAAATCCTAAAAGTTAAGAGCGCCTAATCTGCTATGAGCGCCGGGTGTCTCATCCCGCCCGGCGCTCTTTTAAAAAAACTCTTTGGAGGACTCTATGTTAAGAACACTTGCCGCCCAGATTGAGACTGTCCAACTTCTCGCCCCTGTCGTTGTGTCGGCTTCTGCCACAGTATCGACCGGCGTAAACCTAACAGACGTCGGATCAGTGATGTTCCAGATCGCTGTAGGCGCTTTCAGCACTTTCGATGGGAGCAACAAGCTTGCTATCGTTATGCAACACTCAGACACCGACGTTGATGGTGACTACGCCAACTGCGCCGACGCAGACATCTTAGACGCAGAAGACGGCGCTAACGGCGTCCTCAAGTTACTTGACGCTTCCGGTGACGCTGGTCAAGTCTACGAAGGTCACTACTTAGGCTATAAAAAATTCGCGCGCATCCGCCTCGTGGAGACTGGAACTGTGTCGGTCCCTGTGGCCGTTCTCGCAGTCAAAGGTCACCTCGAAGCGCGCCCGTAGGAGGAGCCCATGTTAAGATCACTCATAGCTAGAATTGCTGCCAACTCACGAGTCGCCCCTGTAGTCATCGGCGCGGACAAAAAATCCGCGTCTGTTGATGTAGCAGATTGTGGCTCTTTGATGCTGGCAGTTTCAGTCGGCGACTTCCCATTTTCTGATACGAATTTTGCGGCACTAGTTGTCCAGCACTCAGATACCGATGTTGACGAGGACTTCGTCGACTGTACCGATGCAGGCATCTATGACGCTGAAGACGGCGATGAGGGTATCGCGAAACTTCTCGATGCCCCTGAAGACGCCAACAAAGCGCACCTCATCCACTATCTCGGCAACAAGAGATATGTCCGTGTCGTCATCGACACTGATGGCGTCTTCGATGAGGCAATCGCTGAGCTAGTCCTTTCCTTTGGTGACGGTGAGTTCACGATTGTGTCTGATGTCGCCGGCGACGTAGGCAACAGATACTCAATCGCGCTAGTCGACCCGGGCGCTATCAGCCAATCATTGACTGTCACCTTAGCTGGCTACAACATCACAGCAAACCTAGCAACCGATGGCGATGGCGACATCACCACGACGATCGCTCAACTTGTGACTGCGGTTAACAACGCGGCCGGGAGTGTGGTCACCGCAAGTGGCGCAGCTACCGATGTGGTCTCAGCAACAGCTCGCACGAACCTCGCAGGGGGTGTTACTGAGGGAGTGGCGGCTGACCTTTCGCTACAAGGTATCGACCTAGAAGCGCTCGAAGTGGGCACACCAGGCAACGAGATCTCTCTTGCTTTAGTGGACCCTGCTGGTAACAACCAGGTACTGGCCATCTCTGTTGTAGGCAAAGCGATCACTGCTCGTCTCGCAACAGGAGCAGGCGGCGCGATCACCTCAACCCCGGCCCTGATCATCGCGGCCCTAGAACTAAACGCAGCGGTCACCGCTCTCGTGGACGTTAGCGGGTCCGGTGATTCCCCGGTAACAGCGGCAAGTGCAACCTTTTTAGCAGGCGGTGTCGACCCGACAGCGCTCCCTCTATCCGTCGTCGCGATCCGGGGCAACCTAGAAGCGATGCCGACTACACTAACCTAAAGGAGATACGGGGTCTGAATAGGCCCCTTCTTTACAATGCAACGAACGCTCTTCTTCCTCACTAACTCGACCTTCACTATGGGTGGCATCCAGTGGGTGGCACACGCAGGGTCGAGGGCAGTTGTAGACGACGAGGAAGCTGACTTCCTCATCGAGAGCGGCGTCGCTTGGGATGAGACAGAGTTCGCCTCAACCTTGATGGTGGCGGCAAAGTTGGACGAAGTTCTTCTTTCCGATCAGAGGGCGCGACTCGCAACGGTCCTGCAAGCCGTTGTGAAGCAGAAGGGAGAGAGCCATGATCAGCAAACTAGTGACAGCACCTGTGGCGACACCAGTGTCGGTAAGCGAACTAAAAGAGTTCCTAAGGATAGACAACAACACAGAGGACACGCTCCTCGAAAGGCTTCTAAAAGCCGCAGTAAAAAGACTGGAAGCCGAAGCAAAAGTAAAATTCGTTAGCCAGGTCTGGGACATCTTCTACGATAGTTGGCCGGCATCAGACGGCTGCTCTAAAGCTCCATGGTGGGACGGTACTCGTGACGGCCCCATAACTATGTTGAGCAATTCTAAAGCTCGAAAAATTGAACTACCTTTCGGACCGACCATCGCTGTCACGAACGTATCCTGTTACGCCGACGCAGACGACGCGGAGACGGTCATGAGCGCGTCCGAGTACTCCGTCGACCTCATCTCTATGAGGGGCCGGATCGCGCTACGATATGGCAGCTTATGGCCCTCTGTGGTCATGCGCCCACTCAACGGTGTCAGGGTCCGCGCCACTGTCGGCTTTGGTGCCGCTGCGGACGTGCCAGAAGAATTAAAGCAAGCGGTCCTTATCACCGCTGTGAAGCTGTATGAGAACAGGGGCGACGTGGCGGATGATAACTTCACCATCCCTAACACAGCTCTTGCACTTCTCAACCAATATGCGGGGTGTATGTTTGGCAATTAAAAAAGGCGATGTCGGAACACTCAGACATCGCATAGTCATTCAACAACTCGTGCTCACTCCTGACGGACAAGGCGGCAACGCTGAGTCGTGGACCACGTTCGCAACGGTGTGGTCCGAGCTGAAGGAAGTTAAGGCATGGGAGCAGCTTATGGCAAGCGAGCTTCAAACAAGACGGACGCACACGATCCGCCTTCGTTACTTATCGGGGCTCAATACCTCCATGCGAGTCACCTACGATGGCCGCACATTCTACGTCCATGGCATCCGTAACTTCGATGAGAGGAAGTTTTTTATCATCCTCGATACCGAAGAAGGAGTCGGGGCGTGAGTTTCAAGAGCAGCATCACGGGTGTCGATCAACTCAAACAGAAGATGTTTCAGTTTGAAGGCGATGCTGTAGGTGCCACCGTCGAAACCGTTCAAATGCTCACGCTTCAAATTCACAGCGTCGCGGTTAAGTCTCTTCAAGCAAACACAGACGGCACCGCTGAGCTTCGGTACAAGCCCACTCGTTGGGCATTCGCCTCATTCCCAGGGGATCCCCCTAACACGGATACGGGGCGAGCAGTTCAATCTATCAAATTTGATTTTATCGATAATGGTCGCACAGGTTTAGTCGGCACCAATTTGAGATACCTAGCGTGGCTGGAGTTTGGGACCAAGAAGGTTGCCGCCCGCCCGTGGCTCGCGCCCGCCGTGGAAGAAGTCCGCAAAGGGGCGCGGGCCTTATTTACTTCTAACGTATCGGGGGCAATCTATGACGTTTCCCGAAAGTGAAACACAGAAGACAGTCTACACCGTGCTCGCGGGTGACAGCGCTTTGCAGACATTGTTGGGCGCAACTACAGGCGCACCTAAGGTCTACGATATGGTGCCCGATAACGTCGTCTTCCCTTACATCGAGATGGTGATCGCTCCCTTGCAGGACAGGGGCAACGAGATCCTCGAAGGTGTAGCGATCGCGCCCATCATCCACGTCTACACGCGCGGGCGGGGCTTCAAGCAATGCCAGGCGATTCAAGAGCGGATCGATACCTTATTGCACGATATTGACCACTGTATAGAGGGATGGAATATAATCAGTTTTAGAAGGGCAACCAGAAACATTATTAAGGAGCCGGACAACGTCACACTTCACGGAGTCCAGCAATTTAACGTTTTACTAGGAGAAGCATAAAATGAACTGCAATACAGCTCAGAACGAAGTCGGCGGGAAGGACCTACTCTTAAAAGCGTGCAAAGACTTAGTCGTCGAAGCTGACGGCCCAGTAGCAGCAGCGCTCACACTCCAAGGCATCACGCTCACAGCAGTCACAGGCGGCACAGGCGGCAACGCCATCACGCTCGCGCTAGTTGATCCTTCAGGCAACGACGAAGCTCTGTCTGTCGGCGTTGCCGGGAACGCTATCACAGTCAGCCTAGCAACTGGCTCGGGCGGAGCGATCACTTCAACAGTGACAAACATCGTCACAGCAATCAACTTGAGTGGTCCAGCGAGCGCTCTCGTAACCGCATCAGGTGCGGGCGGAACTCCTGTGACCGCAGCGGGCGCAACCAACCTAACAGGTGGAGTGGCTGCTGATAACGACCTCGTATGTGCAGACCACGGTCTGAGCGTCAACGACCTCGTTGCGTTCTCCGAAGTTGGTGCCATCACGAACATCGATGTGGGAATTTTCTATTTCGTAGTAGCCGTAGCTTCTGGCACCTTCCGCATCTCAGCTACAAAAGGGGGAAGCCCCATCACACCGGACGCGCTAGAAGCCAGCCTAGACGTCAAAGCGTTCATCTCCGTTGGGGGCATTCGATCAAAAAGTTTCGGCCTTGCCGCTGAAGCAGTCGACATCACCAGTGGGGACTCAGACGAGTGGCGTACGATTCTCGATGGTGCCGGGCAGCGCTCATCTAGCGTATCAGGGTCCGGTGTATTTACTAACCGTCCAGGCTTCACGTTGATCGAGGACTCGTTCTTTGCGAAGTCTCTTATCTGCTTGATGTTCATCGACGTGAAAAACTCAAAGATCTTCGAAGGCTGCTACAAGGTAACAAGCTTAGAGATCTCGGGTGAGTACAACGGAGAAGGCAGCTTCTCAATCAGTGCTGAAAGCTCAGGCGCAATCAGCCGTCAAGCAGTCGAGTAATTTAAAAATTCACAAGGTCCACACTAAAGGAGAGCTAGCGTGAACCAATTTAGAAACGAACATGAGATCACGTTGGGCAGCAGGAAGATCCTCCTGCGCCCAACTTTTGCAGCAATGGCCTCGGTCGAAGATGCAATCAAAGGGCTTCCGAATCTAGCGATCAGACTATCGCAAGGAAGCTACCCGACTTACTCAGAAACCACACAACTAATTTTCCACTGCCAGGCCGGTCCTGAGAAACTCTCACTCATTGAAGTGTTTGATCTCGTTATGGGTAACGGCCTACATGCGTGTGCTCTGATTATGCCCTTCATTGCAAAGCTGACTGCGGGTAATGACAAAGCTGCGGATCTCACTGAAGCTGAAAAAAAAAGTTAGCGGCGTCACCGAACTCCGCTGATGAAAAGTTCCCATGGCCTACTCTGTTGGTGTTCTCGAAGGTCGCACTAGACATCCCACCAACAGAGTTTTGGCAGTTAACGTGGGCTGAGTTCTGGCCTCTTTACAACGCTAAGATGGGCAACACTGTCAAGGCCATGAGTAAAGACGATCTGAAGGGGCTAGAAGAGGAGTGGGGGCGTGGCAAGTCTTGAAGAACTAGTCGTCAAGCTCAGTGCGGATACAACAGACCTCCGCTCTGAGATGGTGAAATCAGTCCAGGCAGTGACACAAGCTGCCGACAAAATGCAAGCGTCAATTGGCGACTTCGCAACATCGTCCACTAAAAACGTTTCTTTATTCCAAACCGCTGTGGCAACCATGGCGGGCTTTGTCGGTGGCACTGTCGTCACCGCTGCTTTTAGTGCTATCACCAATGCGGCCAAGAGCATGGCCGGTCAGTTTATTAAAGGGGCGCAAGCAGCGGGCGAAGAAGAAGCTGCGCTCTTAAGACTAGCTAACTCTCTTGCGTTGAACGGGCGCTACACACAAGCCTCAATGAAGTCTTTGCAGGACTTCGCAAGTGAGATGGAAGAGACCGCAGGTGTAGGCAGCGAGCTGGTCGCTTCTAACCTAGCGGTGCTTGAATCGCTAACTAAGCTAGACGCTGAAGGGCTCAAGGTCGCACAGAAGGCGGCCATCGATATGTCGGCGGCGCTCGGTAAAGACTTGAATACGACAACGGAGATGATCGCCAAAGGGGTCAATGGGAACACGCTCGCCTTCCAGAAGATGGGCATCGAGATTGAAGTCGGGTCGAACAAAGCGCAAAACTTATCTAATATTCTAAAGGCACTATCAAACCAATCTGGTGCCGCTCAGGGTGCATTCAAAACGTTCAACGGAACTATGACCGGGGTGAGCGAAGCCTGGGAAGATGTGACCAAAGCGGTCGCAGGATGGTTTACTCAAAATCCAGTTATCATCTCAATGCTCGGAGAGATCGCTAAGATCTTCCGCGAGCTAAGTGTGTCTCTCAACGGCAACGCGACTGAGTGGAAGACCACAATCGCAAGCATCGTTATCGCGGTGTTTGACCTCGCAGCGGGTGTCACTCAAGGGATGGACTGGGTCATCAGGGCCTTCACTGGTGCCGTTAGGACTATCTCCCTCGCAGGGCAAGTCATCGTCGATAGCTTCCAATGGGTGATCTCGAAACTCACAGGTGGAGAAGCTGGCGCAGCTTTCGACGAAACTAAAGCTAAGTTTGAAGCACTGACTAAGACGTTCTCCGAAGACACCACAGTGGGCAAGCTCAGTGACGCTTTCACTCGCGTAGCTGATGCTGGTCGGAACGCGTTCGGAGAGATCGCCAAACAAGCGGACGTCATCCTTCCCACCGTCAACGGTGTAGCACAAGCTGTGGCTCAGTTGTCAGACATTGAGAAGCAGCGTCTAGAAAATCTTAAAGCGTTTGCGGTCGCGCTCGCTGACCAACAAGCGGCACTCTTCAATATGTACGAAGAACAAGTCGAAATGCTGCAAGCACAGGCAGAGTTAGAGATCATAACGGAGCAAGAGAAGATCGACGCTCTCTTGCGGATCAATGACGAGCGCCACGCCGCTGAGCTTGCTGCCCTAGAGGAAGCGAACTCCCGTAAGCTCATCAGCGAAGAGCAGTACACACTCGCTTCAAAAAAGCTTCAGTCGCAGCAATTACTAGACACCATGAAACTGCAAGCCGATCAGAAGAAGCTAAGAGAAGCTACTCAGAAGGAACAGCTCCAAAATCTAAACACGTTTTTCGGGCAGCTCTCTCAATTGCAGCAGTCATCTAACAGCCAGCTTTTTGCAATCGGCAAAGCGGCGGCAATGGCACAAGCAACGATGGACGGTATCATTGCCGTCCAAGGTGCTCTTAAGTGGGGGACCACAACAGGAGGCCCAGCGCTGGGCTTCGCTTTTGCGTCCCTCATTGGTATCGCGCAAGCTCAGAACGTGGCGAAGATCGCGGGCATTGGTCTCAAGAGCGGCATGACTGAGATCCCCCGGAGTGCTTCAGGTGCCAATGGCGGGGATAACTTCCCCGCGATGCTGATGCCTGGTGAGCGCGTAGTTGATGCCGGCACTAACCAGGACCTGAAAGCATTCTTAAAAAATGGTGGGGGCGGCAGCATGACCATCACAATCAATATTAACAACAGCCTTCCGGCCAGTCGTGAAGCGGGCGCTGCCATGGTGGAGGCAATCAACGAGTCAATCAACTCCGGCGGACTTAAGATAGCGGGGACAGTATGAGCAAAATCTTAACTCGCTCAACATTCTATTTCGGCACGACAGTGGGCACTACCAACTACGCTATTGATTTCGCCGAGGGGGGCAGTGAGCTTCAAGCGACACTGACTCAAAAAGATTACTCTCTTGAGGAGTACGCCGCCGAAGTACAACGGGCGATGAGGCAAGCAGGCACACTCGCTTACATAGTGACCGCAGCGAGAGCGACCCGCATCCTCACCATAGCGGCACCGTCCAACTTCTCCCTTAAGTGCAACACAGGTACGCGCGCGAGCGTGAGCGCGTGGAGCATGATGGGCTTCAGCACTGTGTCCGATAGGAGCCCAGCTACTTCGCAAGCAGGTAACTCCGGAGCAGGAAGTGCTTACACTACACAGTACCCGGTCGGGAACTATATCGCCCCAACTGACTCTTTCGTGAGAGAGAACGCCGTCTACGATGAGACGTCAACGGGCTATGGCCAACTAGTCTCCTTTGGTGACGGTTATCGCATCAGGCTCAACATCCGATTGATCACTAATATTTTGACGATCAGAAATGAGGGCTTTGCCGCTAACGCCACAGGGGTAGCGGACTTCAAAACTTTTATCCAGTACGCAATCGATAAGAAGGTGATTGAGTTCATCCCCAACACTGCGGTCCCTAACACATTTTATAAAGTCCGTCTCGTCTCCACACCGGAAGCAAACGACGGGACGGCCTTCGACTTGAAGAGCATGGGAGTGCCCGATGTCCATCAAAGCGGCAATCTCGTTTTTAGAGGAGTTCTACAATGACCGTAGCTAACGGGCAGATAGCCAACGCGAGCACATTCAACGCCGCTTTTATATCAAGGACAGCAGACACCAGCACGGTAGGGAAGCTGAGTCTCCTCAACGTTGCTACCGAAAGTGGTGCCACTGTCGCTAACATCCAACGCACAGTGAACGCGTTCGCGAGTGCTACCGGCATCCCCACTTCCTCTGTCTACAACTTCCTTCTCTCATGGTCGAGTGACATCGTCGGGTCAGCTAACGACACGGTGAAGGCGCGGATCGAAGCGCTCGTCGCCCGATTCACTGCTACCAGCTCGCACTCCCACAATGGAGTGGACGGCAACGGGCAGAAGATATCCGCAGCGGATCTATCGAGCTTCAACAACTACTCGGCTGAGTGGCAAACTGTTCTAGTCGAAGATGTCATCGGTGACGACGCGATCGTGACCACAGAGCTCGCGGGCAAGACCCCCGGAGGCGGCACGTCCACCGCGGGCGTCGTCACAACAGGTGACGCCAACCGAGTAGAGATCAGAGACGCCACAACTAAAAAAGTCTTCTTTGACGGAGACGGGAACAAGATCTATGGCCGCCTTACAGAGTCCTCATCGGTATGGACACTCTCCTTCTTCGTGCTTGATGAGGGCTCTGAGGTGGCCGCCAACTTAGAAGAGGAAGTCAACATTGACGTCCTATATCTCGAAGTGTTCACTGCGGCCACGCGCCCTACAACTCCGGCCAACGATATGTTGTTCGCGGGTGCAGGCGGAGGTGGCGGAGGGAGTGCTAACACTGTCACCTCGATATCTATCACCAACGGGGCGCAGATCCCTATCGACGATTCTCTCGGCATCCAGACCGTGCGCCTCAACTCTGTGTCGGGTGCAGTCACTTCAGACACCGAGCCTTTCAGTTTCACGCCCCCTGATGGGGCGATCATTTATCTGATCGGCATCAGCGACACAGACACGGTCACCATCCCTTACTCGGACACCAACGGGGGTTGCCTCCTCAATGGTGACTGGCAAGGGCTAGAAGGAACAACGCTCTCACTAATGTGGGTGCTCGCTGATCAACGCTATTACGAGATCGCAAGGAGATAAGGGATGAGAGGGGACATCGGTTTTTTTATAGGGATCATTGGTTACTCACTTTTCATCGGGGCAATCTGGTTGTTGGCGTGCCTGATCTGTAGGCTGTGCAAGGAGGTCTCAGATTGAAGGCCATAGACGTTATCCACAAGGTGGCACAAGCGATCCTGAGCATCCTGCTTTCGGCCATACTGTTATGGGTCGCGTGGGTCAGTTCGACCCTCTTCGCCCATGAGTCCCGGACCTCCACACTAGAGGCAACGTTTAAGGGCATCCAGAAGTCACTAGAACGCGTCGAGAAGGCGCTGGGTACTTTGCCCCCACCTCGGCAAGGAAGTCCTTAAATTGGGCTTTAAAAGATCCCAGGTTATCATGGTGCAAAAGAGATAGGAGATAAGTATGGCAACGTTTGGTTTTGGCGCGTTTCAAGCAGTGGGCAATATCTCAGCGAAGTCGGCCCCAACGCCGGAAGTGTTCGAAGTCCCTCTCGGATACCACGCCGTAGTGAGCCTGACCAAGGTAGACACGTTCCATATCCCTGGTTATCTCATTGACGAGAACGGCACGATTGTTGCCATGACGTCTTCATGCATGTCCGCCGACGTAAGCAGCACTCCTGTGGTCATGGGGATCTCCGCTACCGCGATTTTTCTAGGCCCCGGCGAGTACACAGTGAGTTCACTTTCAGGACAAACACACTGTGCGGGCGTCGTGTATAAGAACACACCTTCAAACGTATAGCGACATGGTGTCGCTAATTTATAAAGGAGAGTTTCATGCAACAAGAAGAACAAGCAAAAAAGTTGGACTCAGGGATCAAGATTGTAGGCGTTGAAGTCGTTGCCGATATTGGCTTCTCGCTCGACACCAACAACAACGGCAAGCCAGCGGTTAAGCTAGTTGGCGCTGCTCACTTGGATCTTTTAGAGATCCTCAGTGAAGTGGCTGCTAAGACTTCTACCGATAAGGACGACAAAGCCCTTCTCGTTATCGAGCCAGTGTTGAGGACAATCCTCGCTGCGCTTGAAAAGAAAAAGGAAGCCTAATGAGTTCACTGCTTTTTGGTTGGCTCAAAAAAGTCGGCGTTAAAGCACTAGCAGGGTTGAGCGGCCCAATTGGTTGGGCCGCCTCCCTCTTTTTTGATCGGCTCTTAAAATACCTTGGCGAGTTAGCTGCCAAGGGATGGGCCGCCACTAAAGATTGGCTCGGTCGTTGGAAGAAGACTAAGACCGACGAGGGCAACGCTGAAACCTACAACACTACTCTTCAGGATGGTGCCAATGAACAGACTCAAGTGGACGCTTCTATCGATCTTCTTAACGGCCGCAAGCGCGACTAGCTGTGGGAAGGTCCCGGCGGCACCAACTATAAAGCTATATCAGGCGATTATAAATCAGCGCTTCTGTGACGCTAACGGTGCTTGCGTTGTTAAGTCTGTTTGCCGCGAGTATGAGGGCAGCTTTGACGACAACTCGCTTAAGATGTTAGAAGACGGCAAGCTCGTCAACAACAAAGATTTTTCTCTCGTCGCCACTCACGACATCAAGAAGTGTCACGGGTCTTTCGGCCTAGACGCTAACGGGATTGTGCAGATGAGGAAGTGGGCGCGAGATGTGAAGTCCGCGTGCAAAGCAAAGTAGGCGTATGCTCTCACTCAACTTTGATCTAGAGATTGCCCTGAAAAAATCAATCATCACGCCCGTGACGGTCTTACAGATTGGCGGGTATGATGGCATCTTCGGCAATACTGAGATCATAACCTACACACGAGTGGGGCAAGAGGGCTTAGTCATTGGTGACGGTTGGGAGATTGGCGGCTTCTCGCTCTCTCCTGGACAGACCCCTAACATCGCTTTCACAGAAGGCACAACAACTAAGATCACTCAGAAGATCGAGCCATCAACAGGCGTCGGATCTTCTATCAGTTCGATGACTATCAAACTAATCGACGTGGCCGGAGACATGACTAGGCTTGTGTCTCCAGGTCAGGTCTTCGACGAGGTCATCGGTCGCAACGCCACCGTCTACATGGGCGAGTCAAGCGTGCCGTGGCCGGAAGGTTACGAGCCTATCTTCAGAGGAGTTATCGCTGAAGTCATAGCCGAGCCTAATGGTGTGCTGATAGTTCTTAACAACACGGACGAACGTAAGCGAGCTTCAATCGCTCCACGGGTAAGCTCGCCATTAGCGGCCCGCATGGACTACCGGAGTGGTCAGTTAGGAGATCTCTTCTTCGAAAATCGCCCGGACGTTACCACAGCGGTCACAGTCACATTAGTCGGTGGCGGGACCGCAGGCAGCGAAGTCGTGTCTGTAGTCGGCGGCGCGATCGAAGTCACAATACAGGACGACGTCTCGACAGCGTCTCAGATCCGTAAGGCACTAGAGAACGATGTCGACGTCCAGCAGCTTATCGAAGTCACAATCGAAGGTGAGTCTTCAGAGCCCCAACTGGTCGGCACGGTATCACTAACCACAGACACCAGCGCGCTCCTTGAAGACGGCTCTCTATTCCTATCACCATCAGATGACGAAGTTCTGCGCGTGTACGGTATCGCGGATGATGAGCTTTTTGAGTACACAGCAAAGTCAACAAACACTCTTACAGGCATCACTCGCGGCGCTGAGAACTCTCTTATTGAGATCCACGATGTGGAGAGATCAGTCGATCAAGTTCTCCGGCTCAAAGGCAACGGCATCGATCTGGCCCTAAGGCTCATGCTTTCGAAAGGTCCTGCTAGTTATATGTCCCAACTTCCAGCAACATCCCTTGGCTTTTATCAAGTGGACTACCCGCTCACTAATGGGATCTTCTTCCAAGAGGTGGATCTAGAATCAACCTTTGGTGTCGCCCCTGGTGACTTGTTATCAATCACTGATGCCATTGAACTCAGCAACAACGTGGTTGATGCGATCGTCACAGAAGTTGGTCGCCTTGAAGGCGGCTCTTACATCATCGTCAACGATACTCTCATTCAGGAGATCTCGACCACAGCGAAGATTAGCATCAAGTCTCAGTTCAACACACTTCCTATCGGGCTCGGTATGAGACCTTCTGAAGTCGATGTGGCCCAGCACCTATTCGTGCGCGACACTTTTTTAAGTTCATTTACTCTCGACATCTTCACGGAAGAGATCAACAACACTAAGGACTTCTTAGATCGCGAGATCTATAAACCCATGTCCTGTTACTCAGTCCCTCGCAAGGGGCGCTCCTCTGTGGTCATCCACTCAGCACCTCTTGCAGACTATGAGCTGATCACCTTCGACCGGAACAGTGTGACGAATCCTGACCGCTTGAAGGTGCAGCGATCAATCTCAAAAAACTTCTACAACACAGTACTCTATCAATACGACTATGATCCAATTACTCGTAAGTACATCACACCAAAAAGATACGAGGACACGGCTTCACTAGAACTCATCCCCGATGTGGGCGTGCGGCCATATGAGGTCGTGAGCCGCGGGCTTCGGACTAGTGAGAACGCAGGAGTTCTCTCTGAGCTTTCGGCCACTCGTTGGCTCGATCGCTATCACCGAGGGGCCGAGTTCATCAATGGCATCCGCACCAACTTTAGAACGGCTTACAGGCTAGAGATTGGTGACAACGTTCTCGTGGACTATCGTGACCTAAAGCTCTCAGACTTCAAAACAGGCAGCCGCTCCGGCACCATTAAGGTCATGGAAGTGGTGAACAAAGTTGTCGACAACGCCACTGGCGAGATCACGATCGACGTGGTCAACACAGTCTTTGAGTTTGATGGCCGCTTCGGATACATCTCTCCGGCGTCCATGACGTTAGAAGGCAGCACCGACGTGAAGCTCCTTCTGGCACAGTCTTTCGGCACGCGCCCTTACGAGCGTGAGTCTTTGAAGTGGGAAGGGCACATCGGCCAGACCGTTGTCGTCCGCACTGTCGACTTCTCCACAATATATACGACCATCCTTCGTGGCTTCGATGGCAATGTCCCTCAAGGCATGAGCGTGGACCAATTGCCTGCGGCCCCCGGAGAAGGGTGGATCATCGAAGCGCCCGTCTATCCAACTTCCAGTGACACACAGGACGAAGCTTTTTGGAAGTCACGATACTGCTTCCACTCACCGCGAGTGGCGGTCGCTAACAGTGTGGCAATCTCTGAAACAGAGTTTGAAGTTGATCCGTCCGATGTCACTAAGTTTTTCGTGGGCTCAGTCGTCCGCATCCACACAGAGGACTTCGTCGAAGACTCACCTGAGTTAGTTGTGACAGCTATCGACACAGACACCAATGTTATAACCATCAGTGGCGAAGCAGGCTTCGACATCGATGACTCACACTATGTGGACTTGATCGGCTTCCCGGATCAGGGCCCAGCCTATAGGATCTTATAATGACGGACATTACAGACAAACGTAACTTGATCCAACAAGAAGAGGCGCGGTACAAGTCAGCAGTGAGTGAAGCTCTCCTCACGCGCGTAGGCGCGAGCATGAATTTTATCATGAACAGAGAGCTGGTCATGGACACGTTCAACTTGAACGGGCAGTACAATATCATGGTGACGCCCTTTAGCTGGGGCGACGGATTCATCTCGTACCCTTACCCTTTCGAAATCGTCGAGGTCATGCTGATGGCCGGATCAGATGTCGGGGATAGTGGAGTGACTGAGATCGATCTTAAGTGGAAGGCAGAAGAGGGTGACACCTATGCCACTATTTTTAGCACGACTCCTAAGTTTACTTATGAAGCGGACCCTTTCGAGTTCACTCACATCAGCGCACCAACTAAGACAGGCTTCACTAAGCCGGTCCTCTCTAAGACTCAGTTTGATGCTTTCGATGTTGTGAGGATAGACGTACTTCAAGCGTTAGTGGGGCTTCATGTGGAAGGTGCTTTTTTGAAAGTGTTCTCTCGCCCGCGTGATCCGACCTAATCCCAGTTAGAAGAGACCTTGCCAAGGGACACAATGTGCATCCAATCGGCAAGGTCCCATCCAGCTATCTTTTTGAACTCAGTCACATGATAATTTTTTCGAGACATCCACCAGAAACGGAAGGGTGGCTTCTCGCCCCCTGTCAGCATGTCAATGGTGATCCTCTTGCCACTCTTTAGGTAAGGACCCCACCTCCTCCAATCTAAGATCAGCGCTTCGTTAGTTTGCCCGAAGTCAGACGTGCGAGGGAATCTCAAGTTGACGAACGCGTAAGCACAAGGACCTTTGAGAGAGTGTTCATCGAGAGCTTTGATCTGAGAAGGACGAAACTCTTTAAGCCCGATACTTCTCATCTTCCGAAGCTGCTTACACTCAATGATAGCTGAGTGCCCTTCAATATTGGTGACGATGTCGCTCGGCTTGTTGACTGCAAAGCGCATACGCCTTGATGACCTGTCGATAGGAGTGTCAGCGATCTTATAGGCTGATTGCCCCACTGCTTTGATACTGTTAACGACTTCTGTGCAGAAGATGGCTTCTCTCATCGGCGACTCTTCCATGCCTTTATTTTGTTGGCCAGCGCTCTCACACTTATACCTAATGCTCGTGCAGTCCGGCTCTTGTTGCCGTTATACATCTGAAGCACCTGAAGGTATAGCGCTCTCTCGATCTGTGCCATCACACCAACGGCACCGTCGAGTTGAACCTCAAGGCAGACAGTGGCGCGCCCGCCTTCGGGCAATGTCATGCGGACTTGTGACTTCTCCTTCTCACTGGGGGACATGTCCCGCAGCGGAGTCACTGGGCGACGTCCTCTGAGTAATGTTCGGATCTGATCTTCGATGTCGTCTATGAGATGTCCGAAAGCTTCGATGATAGATGGTGTCCCTTCACGCTCTTTAAGAGCGCTAACAATATCAAGCAGACCCACGAGGTCCCCTTGTCCGGTCTTAACGATAAAAGAAAATGCCTGTCGTGCGCGAGGGAGGGTATTAATCTCACTCACGCACGCACCTTCAGGCAGAGGGCGAGATAATCTTTATAGTCCCCGTTCTCACGGGTCGAAAGGACGATGGCCTTATCTGGATACTGAGAGGGGTTATCGCCGGTGTCGTACAAGACGCATTGAGATTGTTTCAGCCCGTACAGTGTCATCAGTTTATAAGCTGACATGTACTCGCCTGAAGAAACCTTGCCGCCTAATACAACAAACTTTTTGTTGGCCACACTTCCCTCCCTGGTAAGTTGACTACCGAAAAAATTTAGAACTCTCTAAAGGCTATCACGTTGGCTTTTTTAAAGGCAAGAACGTTGAACGCATCTCGCTGATTGCCTCCGAGGACTTGGACCACTTGATCGTTAGCTCCAACCTTAGCGTCGACGAGCCCGACATGGTACGAGCCCGCAGGCATCCTGAAGATAACGACGTCACCTTCGTTGCCTACAGACGGGCGACCGAAAGGAAGCCATGATTTCGCAAGAGCATCGAAGCCAGGGAGGGCGATGCTGTGAGTGCCGTCTATCCATGCTCCGAGAATTTCAGCGCCCTCTATGGCATCAAGTGCTTCTTTGAGAAACAGCTCAATCTCACTTGTCTTGAAACCGAAGTGCCCCAACCGCTGAGATGTCTTAGCTGGGTCTAACAATAGTGCTGAAAGAATTACACACCAATTGAGGGCAGAAGAGCACCATGGGACTTCGTCTGCTTGCGCCTTCAATTGAGTGGCAGCGTGGTAGCGGAGTATCCGACTATTGTGGATAGGACCGGGGACTTCTCCCACCTGAAGAGAAGCCTGGTGCCTAGCGATCGCGAGAACTATCTTAGCTTGTGGCGTCATAACGTAACCTCCTTGTTTGCCTTTAAATCGAGTCTATCAGAAGGGCAGGTCTTACCCTTCAGGGTTAGTAGGGACTTCTTCTGGGGCCGTTTCTTGAGGGCTGAAAGCGTTTGTGTAGACTTCCCAGGAACGGAGCACCTGATAGCCCGGTCCGCAGAGGTATAGAAAATTCGGATGCCCGCAAAACTCATCCACCGTTGTGGTCACATGGGGGTTAAATCCAAATTGAGCCCCGGTCAGGAACGGCACCAGTTGGTCTCGAAGAGGCTTGAGAAACACGGCTTCGATCCATTCAACAGTCTGGTACGAGGTAGGCAGAAGGACTTTTATATTTTTATCTCTCCCAAAAAGCGCGGGGACTCTGAAGTGTATACTGGGGTATCCAATCCCGCCTGTCGTATGGCTTCTTAAAAAGTTATCGACTACAGCCTCGATCGCGCTCACGTCCACAACTCCCTTCCCGAAGTGAATCAGGGTAACGTGTCGCTGCTTTAAAAGATCTTCGAGTCCTTTGAAACCGAAACACAAGAAGAGCCCTGAGACCATACCGTCCTCTCGGAGTGGCGATACCTCTTTCGGCGGAACAGCTACAATAGCAGACATCTTCCCCATCACTTCTGTCTCTAGCTTAGTCATGCGTTCTCTCAAAAAAGCAATCTCATCGTCTCTGTGGTCCATTGGTGTCTCCTACCATTCACGGTCAGTTAGATCCCACTTGCTGCAATCATCACAGAGTGGGAATGTTGGAAGTGCTTTGAGGTCCTTATCGGCACCACAATGTTTGCAATTAAGTTGTACCGATAGCCTCTCACATAAGTTATCGACGTCAACATCTTTTCGCTTGCCGAAGTTGCTAATGACTTCAGAGCGGAAGCAGTCAACACAGAAGACCTTGAAGTCGTTACCACTATGCCCTTCAACGAGCATCTCCTGAGCGTCACACTTGCAGCACTTCTGTCTAACTGCAAAGAGCTTCCACTCGTCTTGATAGGGGTCTCGCCAATGGACCTTATGACTTCTTACTTGATCTGGCATGGTGATAGCTCCTGCGCTTTTTTCGTTTGAAGAAGAGATACCACACAACGCCCACCATGATCGCGATGACGTAAGTGATCGCTGCCAAGGCCATAGCATTGAGGACGAAATTAGTTACTGATAATGACATGGTCTCCCTCCTATTTATGATAGCGCACGTCTGCCCACGCCTCCACAGCGATCGGACAACCTACTGCCCATTTCGGGGTAGCGGCCATAACGTGCTCGAATTTCTGAAGCCCTAATAGCCCGATCCTTCGCACTTCTGCAACTATCTCGTCATGGACTGTAAGGAGCAGCTTGAAGCCAGCATCGTCGAGTCTGAGCATTGCCGCTGCCATGATGTCACGGGCGATCGCCTGGACGATGTTCTCAGTGAGGAGCCCGCCGTAACTGCGGCGTCTGACCCACTTGTGAGTCTTGGAGTCTTCAGTCATATAGCTGAGAGTGGGTCTCATCTCGCCCCATGGGGTGGCCGCCATGCTGACTCTTGGATCGTAGTAGGCGAGCTTGCGCCCACTAGGGAGCACACACCATAGGAAGCGACCTTCAAACTTCCAAGAGATCAGGCCGCACTTCACAGTGGTGCCCTTCCGCTGGACAGCTCTAATCGCCGCCATGTTGATGTCGCCCCAGAAGTCGACGACTGCTTTGTTATTTTTTCTATAGAGCTTAACCGCTTTAGTGGCTAACTCAGGAGATAGATTGATCCCTGCTTTTAGACATGTTGCCAGGAATTTTTCGACGCCCATACCGTAGCCGCAACCTAGCTCAGCTTGCTTGCCCACGTCGCGCTTGAATCCCTTCTCGATCTCTTCGATAGGAACGCTGAAGATGAGGGACGCTTGCCTCTTATATCGATCGACACCATTGTGATAGTCGGTGAGAGCAGGCTTGTTGCCAGTGAGCCACGCAAGGACGCGAGCTTCGATCGCTGCCCAGTCGCCCACAAGAAGCTCACAGCCCTCGCGGGCTTGGATCACTCCACGCGCACAAGAGACCAGTGAATTGATCCCTCCACCATAGACGGCCTGAAGCCATTCGAGGTCACCTTCTTTGACGGCCTTGATGATCGGGTCTTGCTTTTTAAAGAGACCGCGTGAAGGCAGATTGTGGGGCTGTGGTCCCTTGCCCGCCCAGCGCCCAGTGGTCGCTTGATGGTACACGAGTGTGCCCCTGATGATATCATCAGGAGTGGCATAGTTATTAAAGGCGAGATACTTGGCGACGCTTGCTTTGCCTAGGGACAGCCGCGCTTCAAGGATAGTGCGCACATCGTGAGGAAGTTTCTCTTTAAGCTTCTCTCTCAGAGTGTCCGCTTGCATGTTGTCTAGACTGACTCCCTGGTCTCGGACCCATTGGAGTATCCGCTCTCGCTGATCAACTGAAGTGACTTCCCTATTGGTGACGTCTGATACCAGCTCACTATACTGTTCACGTTCTCTGTCGATTATTTTAAGAGCGTTACGAATGAGATCACGATCGACCTTAAAGCCATAGTGGTTGATTCGCTGATCGAGCATCCACACTTCATTTTCGTGGGGGGATAAGTCCTCTAGAAAATCATCAAGCTCAGCCTCACAGTCCACGTCCGTTATGCAATATGCATAGAGTGATTCGAGCTGGTCAGGGCGAGTGAAGTACTTATCGCCCTTGCCTTTGCTAAGCCACTGACTGCGGGGCTTGGACATTTTTTGCATAACCTTATGGCCCACCATATCCTTCTGGTGATTGAGCCCTAAGATCTTCGACACCGTTTCTAATTTTCTAGGGAGAGCGTGGACCGCTGCCTTCGCCGCCGTACAAGCCCAACGTTTGAGAGGGACCTCCGGCCATCCGAATCTCTTAACTAAGATGTCTCTATAAATACTTTGTTCGAAAAAAGCGTTATGCGCTCTAACTGAAAAGGAGCCATCTTCAATGGCACCAATTAGTCGAGGGTGCTTCCGGCGGATGTTGCTGATGTTCCAATCGTCATCGAGCTTGATGATCTGAGTGGGGAGCTTGTCCACTTTATAAGCTAGGCACATGACTTCGGTGGACTCACCAGCGGCGTAGCGACCGACGCCGCACGCTTTAAGATTGACCTCACTGCGAGTCTCGAAGTCAATGTGTAGCTTGCGCAGTCTCATTGTTTACTGCGCCTCTTTTCGGCGATGGCGAAGGCCATCTTAAGTGCTACATCATGGAGGTCTTCGGCGATGGCGAAGGCCATCTTAAGTGCTACATCATGGAGGTCTTCGGCGATATCCCTAAGCTTCTCACAAGTCGCAAAGACCCTCCGAGTTGCGCCGCTCTCTACGTTGGGCTCAATAGCGTACAGAGCTATGTCGAAGTCGTGGGCTTCAGCGATCTCTTGGATCTTATCAAAGAGACGGATGATCTCCTGCCTAGGTGCGCTCAGGTGGCTGATGTCTTCTCTCATACTACCCTCCCTTCGGGCTCAGTCGCCTCACTTGTATCATCGCCAATAGCTTCAAGAAACGACTCTTCCATCCGGGAAGCCATTATTCGAAGCGCTTCCATGTTGCCGCCTAGGACCGCTGAGACTTGAATCCCACGTTTCTCAATGCGCCCGACAGCGCAGAGGATCTCAATATTGAACAGACAAGCGATCTCTCTGAGAAGCGAAGCTAGGATGAAAATAAACTTATGCCTCCACATGGGAAGCCTCTTGTGTGGTGTCCGGATCTGGCTGGTCGTCAATGGGAGTCTTTGGATCGAAGCCCATCGCTGAGATGAGTTCCTCGTTAACCGTTTGGAGAAGACCGACCACATGGCCGAGAGCGCCCGCTTTGAAAGAGCAATAGTTGAAGCCTTCCTCTTGCTCAGATCCAAACTTCATGACGGCCGCCACTAGCGTGATACCCTCAACGTCGGCTGCGATGCGAGCATCTTCAAGGTGCTTCATGGCCGCCACTATGCCAGGGTGATACTTTGGTGCTTGTTGATTTTCCATACTCATCCCTCATGTGTAAAAGCGCCGACACACTCGCCGGCGCTTAATTGGTTACCATCCGCCATCAGACTCAGAATCGTCGTCGGTTGATTGATCAACTTCGTCCATCTCACTATAGTCTGATTGGTCTTCGACCTCTTCGAACTCTTGTGCCGCTGACTTACGACCAGTGAACGGCTTCGCGTCTCCGAGCTTCTGCAAGTTAAGAAGCACTAGCATGACACCATGTTTGATCACGCTCTCTTTGCCTGTCTTCTTGTCCTTCTTCCTGATCTCGTAGCTGGAAGCGATCAAAGAAGCACGAGCGATACAACCAGCATAGAAGTCAGACGCTCTTGTCTCGTCGATGCGATTGAGTTGTTGATCAACGATGTCAGGGCGCTTCTTCGTTGAACAACGGATCACGATCTTACCTTTGCACTCCTCGCTGTCCTCGTGCTTGTCATCCTCGTCGCCATCAGTGATCGGCCATGAGTGATTCTTAGGCCACTTGCTGCGGTCGCGAGAGCCGTAAAGCTCAGCACCGGCATTGAGACAAGCATCCATGATCCCATTAGTGCCTTCGACTGCTGGGCTATTGAGCTTAAGCTTCTTGTCATAGAGCATGGTCAGTGAGTACCGAGGGTCTCCACTGTCCTGCTCTTGTGGCTCGAACACATGGGGATAGCTCACTCTGAAAGGGTGAGTCTTAACCTTGAATTTTGTTAGATCGGCTTTGGCCATTACATACCTCCTTGTCTGTCGCGGTTACCAGTTACTAGTTGTCGCAGGGACTTCAGTCGTGGTTGAGCTGATCTCTTTTTTCTTCACGCTACCAGCGGGATGTGCCGTTGGTTTTTTTGGAAGGACCTTTGCTGCTTTTTTCTTCGCCACTTTTTTGGCGTCCGACTTTTTTACCAATGGCTTCTTTGGTGCCGCCTTTTTGGTGCTGGCCTTTGTTCCGCGCCAAGGTGCGCTTTTCTTTTTTGCTACTTTTTTCGTTGCCATTTTCTAACTCCTCTAATGTGACAGACTCGCACTTGTCAAAGTCGAGAGCTGCCTTTGTTGTTGATGGTCTACTGTCGTTGTCCTTAACTAGCGTGAGCCCGCCTGACACCATAGTGGTCCGGGCTTCAACCCACTTCTTACCTGTTACCTTCTCCATTTGGGCAGGGCTCTTGAGCTTCACTTCTACGAAGTCCTCGAAGCCCTCTAGTGCTGCGTCCTCTTCCGTCTGTCCAGCGTCGACCCATACTCGTGTGCCTCTCGACGGCACAGTCTTATATCCTGGGATCTTCCCGCCTCGTGAGACGAAGTCATAAGCGTACTTCTCCACAGTCTCAAACCAGTTGGTGACTGACTTCTTGGCATCGAGCACCTGAGCGATACGATCAGCAGGCAAGGTCTGCGGAGCTGGCAGCTTATTTAAATCTGTGCCGACAGCTTTAGTTACCAGCTCCGCTTGCTTGGGGCAGATCATCTTCGCCGGGCAGAAGTGACACTCGGCTCCTGTGCGTAGCTCAGCATCGTGCTTGAGAGCAGTGAGCGCTCCTATATGAAGCTCCTGCGTGAGAGCAGCTAACTTGTTAATCGATACGCTCCACTCTCTTACAGTGCCCTCCAAGTGATAGGCATTAGGCTGGACGATTGCCATAGTGATTTTGTCGAAGGCGTTCCAACCGTAATGCTCAACTGCAAGAGCGGCATAGTTGATCATTTGCCAATTGCTAACGGCCTCAACTGGATAGCGCCCGTTCTTAAAGTCAACCACACGGAGGTGTCTACCCTGGACCAGTATAACGTCGGACGTGCCATAGTTGAGCTTGTGGATCACATCGTTTTTAAGCTTCACTTCTACATGAAGCCGATCTCCTGGCTTTCGTACACCGTCGACGTAGTCGACAAGCGCCAAAGCAGACGTCACTAGCTCGTCACCGTACTCATACCCCATAGCACTTATCACCTTCGAGCGCTCCTTGCGGTCAGCTCGAAGCACCGTCTCGCCTATGGTGTGCGCATGAGTGCCATCGATCGAAGCCTCTGAGTCCGGACTAGGCGGGGCGTGCTCTGAAAGTCTGAAAGAGCCAGGGCATTGAATGCCCCAGCGCTTAGCGGAAGATGGTGCTAGTGGGGCGTGGCTCAAGAGAGCGCCTCAACTACTTTGGTGTAATTAGACGGGTCAATGTCTTTAAGCGAGGCAGCTCCGCCCCACTTCTTCATCATCGCCAAAGCTTCCTTGCGAGAGTGTTGTGCTTCGTACGCTTCGAGAGCTGCGATCACATCTTCTTTTGTCGCTTGAACCTCTTCGGTCTCTTCTTCGGTCTCTTCGACTTCTTCCTCTTCTGGCTCGTCATACTTGCTGACTGCCTTCTTAGCCACTGGCTTCTGTGCCGGTTTTTGAGCTGGCTTTGAAACCGTCTTTGAGGTTGTGGTCACTGTCTTCTCAGCAGTGGCGGTCTTACCCGCTAATGCGTTGATTGCAGCGAGAGACGCTGGGTCGAAACTCACTACGATGGTTAACTGATTGCTCATCCGTAACTCCTATAACAAGGGCACTATTGCCCGAACTCTTCTATTGTTTCGCTCTTCTCAAAATGCCTGTTGAGGATATACTCGGTGATACTCCTCGATGGCACAAAGTACTGGACATAAGTTGTGTCTGTTTGCCCGATCCGGCAAACACGGTCTTCCACTTGAGTGTTCCCCGTTGGTGACCATGACGGCCCATAAATCCCCACATAGTTGGTCGCCGTCAATGTGATCCCTACTCCGCAGGCTCCGAGCTGCCCGTTGAACACTCTTATTTTTGGATCGTTTTGAAACGCTTGAATGCGCCGATCGGCTTCGACCTTGTTGCGGTTGACGTCACCATTGATCTCAACCACGCCGAAGGGGGCGAGTGCTTTAGACATCATAGCGATCGCTTCTCTATGCCATCCGAAGATAGCGATCTTCCCGCCGGTCTCATTGAGTCGATCCGCTAAGAGTGGGATCAGCTTAGGCACGAGGTCTATCTCTAACTCTCTTCTCAGTGTGGCGATGTCCCCGCCTTGAGGATCATCTCCCACGAGGTCCCTGATACGCACACGAGAGAGGACCTTGCGATTGAACTCCATGATCCGGTGGCCGGCCTCTTCCATGTAGACGATCTCGCGGATCTTAGGCATGTCTCCTAGAACACTCTTTGGTGTTCGTAGCATGAATTTTTCTCGCAGCCGATCTCGGAGCACGCCAACGTTAGACGCCCCAGTGAAATCCATCCCGCCATAAGCATCATGTTTGCCGCCACAGTACTTCATGCCAAACTCAACTTCGGTCATGAAGTCGATAGCTTCAGGGGCAAAGCGGTTTACTACTGGGAACAACTCAATAGGACGGTTGTCCATCGGTGTCCCTGAGAGGAGGACAACTTGATCGAAGTGCTTAGCGATGCCGCCGCTCTTGATGCCATAGAGGGCGCGAGAGCGCTGACTCTGAAAGGTCTTAAAGCGCTGGGGCTCGTCGATGATACCAAAGTGGAAGTCGCGCTCAGCAAGCAAGTTAACTAGCTCCCATGGAAGCGTCATCGAGGCGCGGGTCTTAGTTTCTGCTCGAAGGTAACTGTCAGGCACGATCACAATGTCAGCGTCAGATGCCCGCCAAAAATCTTTTTTCGAAAGGATGGACACACTCTTATGTGGGGCCCATCGCTCTAGCTCCCTCTTCCAGTTCATTGCTAAGAAGGGTGGGCAGCTAACGTAAGAGCTGCCAGGGACACTGCCTGCTAGGACGCATCCCACTGGTGTCTTCCCAACTCCGGGGTCCGCGAACTGATAGCTATAGTTTCTTGTGAAGGAGAAGCCGACCATCTTCTCTTGATGGGGCATGAGCCTCATTGTTTCAGGGACCACGACAGCGCCCGACCAGGGCCGAAGAGACACGGTGATTTCATCAAAAAATTTATTGGTCAACTGGTCAGCATATCGGCGGAGCCTGAGCGCTGTGCGTGGACTAAAGCAGATATAGGTGCCGGGTCTTCTAGCATCCTTCGCCCATCCAACTAAGTTGGGCGCAGTTTCGCCTTCTCCTATGTGAAGAAAAAAAGCGTGACCTGTTTTAGTTAACCTCATCTTTGAAGGTCCTAAAGTTGTTGCATTGGATGCTAGTTGTGCTTTAAAGTTTCCAAGTAAAAAACAATGAAGTCAATATAATTTTTACATGCACCAGATGCTACTAGGAGGGGCAAAGGCATGACATTACAAGAATATATCGAACAGTCCGACATAACTAAGTTGGCGGAGAGTTTGGAGGTGGACGTTTCGACGGTCTATCGATGGGCCCAACTTAAGAGCATCCCGACCGACAAGACCAAAGCTCGGATCGTCGAACTCACGCATGGACTCGTGACCTTCGAATCAATCATGGGGCCTTACTTAAATCGCTAACACAAGGAAGTCGAAATGCTAGCAGACGCACAGATATATCATAAGAAGGGTCTCTCACTTCTGTGGCTCAAACCAGGCACGAAGCAGCCCTTCAGTAACAACTGGTCAAAGGCCCCACATAAGACCTGGGACGAATTAAAGAAGTCATTTATTAAGGACGCCAACGTTGGTGTCAGATTGGGACACAAGCTCCCTGATGGGTCTTATATCTCAGTCATCGACTGTGACTTAAAGAGCGATCAAGAAGAGCACCTCGATCAGCTCCATGAGAAACTCGCAGAGCTAGTCTCTGAAGACGATCAGAAGGTCATATGTGTCTCAGGTCGGGGCAACGGATCGATGCACGTCTACATCCGCACAGAGAAACCAACCACGCCCGCACGCTTTGCTCAGTCACCAGAAAGAGTTAAGCTCTCGATGCCTTCAGCGTCTAAGCCGTCGCGTGACGAAGAAGCTAACCTATCTGAGAAGGAGATCAAAGCAGGCATCCGCATAAGACCTGCGTGGGAGATCTCTATCATGGGGCTCGGACAGCAAACGGTGCTGCCTCCCTCTGTGCATCCAGACTCAGGGCTCAAGTACCAATGGCTCGGCGACGACGTGCCTGACTTCTCAAAGCTCCCACTGGTGACTCTCCCTGAGATGCATAAGAAGGCAGGCGGCAAAGTAACCGTCACTGATCGCCACGTCTTCCCTACAGTCCTGCTGATGGACACTGCTCTCAGTGACGAGATGATTGCCCTGATCACTAAAGGTGAAGGCTGCGAGGACAGATCGGCGTCACTCTTCAAAGCGGCAATGAGCATGACTCGCGCTAGGATGACAAGAGATGAGATCCTCTCTGTGCTCACAGATCAGAAGCACTACTTAGGTCACGCCGGCTACGAGCACGCTAAGACCACTAGCCGCGCTAAGGCCGCTCGCTGGATTGAGAAGTACACACTCAATAGAGCGGAGAAGACCGCAAGCGCGGCCGGAGACTTCGACGAGAAGTTCGAAGAGCCGATTCTACTTTCAGAGGAAGAAGCAGAGACTCAAGTTGTCGAGGCGACCGAACGCCATTGGACTGTGAGACTAGAGAGATTCGATTCTTCTGGTGCCCTTAAGCCGTCTCTTAGAAACACATGGTTGATCATGACCAATGTGGGCGGAGCTGATTGCATCCGCTATGACGACTTCGCTAAGCGCGAGAGCTACGCCTGCGACACTCCTTGGGGCGGTATCAAGGGGCATGAGCTGAGAGACGTGGACACGGTTAAGATCAAGCATTGGATCTCTTTCAAGTGGGGCATTGAGCCCGATGATAGGAAGATCGAACAAGCGGTCATGAAGATTGCCGACTCCAATCGCTTCCATCCAGTGAGGGACTATCTCAACTCATTAGAGTGGGACGGAGTCAAGCGGATCGACACTTGGCTGCAAGAGTATCTCAGCGCCCACGATGCCCCCCAGGAGTATCTAAGCGCCGTCGGGCGCAAGCTCTTACTTGCTATGGTGGCACGCATCTTCAGGCCGGGTATCAAGTTTGATCAGGTTACGATTCTAGAAGGTGAGCAAGGCACTCGCAAGTCAAGTGCAGTAGCGCTCCTAGCTCATCCATGGGGTAGCGATGCGGCCATCAGAGTGGGTGACAAAGACACCATCATGAACATGCAATCTAAGTGGGTGATCGAGCTGGGAGAGTTATCGGCCATGAGACGCGCGGACGTGGAGACGCTCAAAGAGTTTATCTCCCAGGGGACGGATCGAATCCGCGCCCCATACGGAAGGCGATCAGAGGAGTACCCCCGCCAATGCATTTTCATCGGGACCACTAACCGCAGTGACTACCTCAAAGACCGGACAGGCAATCGCCGCTACTGGCCGGTGAAGGTCGGGAAGATCCGATATGAGGCGCTAGAGGAGATTCGTGATCAACTGTTAGCAGAGGCCTCATGGGAGTGGCACATCGGTGACGAGCCCCTCTATATGGGGACAGAGCTGCTTCAGGATCAAGCGGCGCTGGTGCAAAAAAGCAAGCTAGAGATAGACGCATGGACTGACATCGTTCTGCGAGTGATCGGTGATAACGAGACGCCACTCCCTGACCCCTTCTCCATGACTGAGCTAGCTGAGCATCCACTCGCTGAAGGGCTATCAATCAAGTCAAGAGCTGACCAGATGAGAGTAGCCGACGTCTTAAGAGATTGTGGCTTTGAACGGGTACGCTCGATGATAGGCGCAGTAAGGGCATGGAGATGGGCCAAAAAAGTTGAAGACATTAAGGTGGTGCCGCATGAAAAGTGGTAAAAGGGTTGTAGGCGTGGAGAGTCTCACTTCTGTGAATGTAGGCGTCGGCTGTCACTGTAGGCGGGTTGTAGCCACACGGGCGACTGCCATACCTGCCCCCTCTTTGCCTCACCTCAAGGGGTATAGGTGGGGCACCGGATTCACCTTTGTTATCACCATGTTGTATACTATATACCCTACCTACCCTACCTTAGTTATTAGTATATTAGCTTTATATAGGAATAGTGGTA